CAGCCAATAATTGAAAAAGTAATAGATGAAGAAAAATCTTTCAACAATGCTTATACTATAATTTCATCTTGTGGTTTTACACAACATAACCATTCAAAAGATGATAAAATTTGGTATTTAAGTATTATGTATAAAGTTTTTGAATCTAAAGAAGCTAAAGACAATGGTGATATTCAATTACAGTTAAATGATTGGACACCTATGGTAAATATTGATTTAGAGAGTGAAGAATTTACTACAAAAACAATAGTTGAGTTTGCCTATGATGAATTAAAAAAAACAGAGGCTTTTAGTGAGTGTGTTGATGTTTAATAATTAAAAAATAAATTATGCCAGTTCCAAGTTCAGGAGAATTAAAATTAAGAGCAGATATTGCTAATGAAGTAGATGGAAGTGCTACTGGAGACAATGTTTCTTTAGGTACACTTTCAAATTCAGCAGGATTTTCAGAACCAGATGCTATGTCAGATTTCTATGGGTACTCCTCATGTACTTATGGTATGGTAGTAACATCAAACTGTGATAATGCTACTATAAATGGATTTAGAATGAATGCTACAATTACAAATGGTGGGTGTGGTCCAGCAGGTGTTAATGATGCTTGTACTAATACAAGTTGTCAATTAGATTATGGTTTTAGAATTTACTCTACTGGATGGTCATTATTACATACATATACAGTAGCAACAGGACAAATAGTAAGTTATGGTCATAGTTATAGTTATACTTGGAGTGGTGCAAGTAGTGGAACAACATACTATGTTTATGCTTGGGTAAGAAAAACAGGAGATAGTACAATACATCAACAAAATATGAAGTCTTGTACATCTTCTACTCCTATAACTTATACTGGGTATTCTACAAACAATAATGTTTATGCTTATTTAGAAGGTAATAACAATGCTTATCAATCTATAGATAGAAGGGGTTATGGTCAATATTTACATTCTCAATTAGGTTGGCAAACTGATAATAGTTGTATTAATGGAACTAGGACTACTGGTACAACTGGTACACAGAATAGTCATTTTTGTAATAACTATGCTAGAACAGTAGGTTTTTTACCTGATTATAGAAAAGGAAGTGCAGCAGCAGATCATGCAAGTTCAAGAGCTACAATGTATCAAAATGGACATGCTATAAGTAATGCTTGTTGTGGTGATAATAGTGCAAGTGGACAA